CACGAGCGATTCAGCAGCAGCGGCACGAACCGGCCGGCGATGGCCATGCTCGCATCCCCAAGCTGGGGTAGCTCGTTCGAGCAGATCATCAGCCGCGCCGGGAGCTTGCCGGTCCACTGCTCGCGGTACTTGATGTTCACAGTGAGCATGTCCTCGCCGCTGATCGACAGCAGCCGCTCGACCACGACGTGGGCACCGCGCCCGCTCAGCCGCGCATCGCTGACGACGGCAAGGGACTTGCCGATTAGCGGAGCAAGGCCGAAGTCGCCGTTAAGGCTCGACAGCGTTGGCCCGGCCACGTTCTCACGACCGATGAGCTTCCCAGCCGTCCGGGCGATCACGCCCTTACCGGCGCGTGTCGGGCCGACCAGCAGCAGGATCTTGTGCAGGTCCAGCCGACCGCTGATGACGTATCCAAACCACTCCTGAAGAGCCTCTATCGCGTTCTCGTCCTCGGGCCAGAGCGCCTTCAGGAACGCCAGCCATCGCTCGGGCCGCGGAGCGTCGGCGTCATAGGCGAAGGGAACGGATGTAGCGTTGAAGAACCGCGGATCGTGGGAAAGCAACTCGCGCTTTCTGACGTCGAGCAGTCCGTTTGCGGTCGCCACGATCAGCCCGTCGTAGGTGTCGCGATCGAGCCAGGTGGGCATCGAAACACTTTGCGGCAAGTGGACGATCGCCGCAGTCGCGTCGAGCAGATCGCCGACCTTCCGTCTATTTGGTGCCCAGGGCTTGATCGTCTCCCCGTCGACGTACTCCGCGCTCTCCGTAAAGCGATACGCCGCGGATTGCAGTGCACGCGGTTCGAGCTCGATCCAGCGCGGTCCGGTCCAGCTCCACCAGCCACCGCGCCAGTGACTCAACGTCAATGTCTTATCCGGTCCGGAGTACTTCGCCCGTACAAGCTCCCGGGCGACAGCCATCGGCTCGGTTGGTCGTGGGAGAGTGATGGAGGAACTGAGCGCGTCCTCTAGCGGATCGCTCATGGTTCCCTCCGGTCGTGCAGACGCCCGGCGAACGCCTGTTGACATTGGTGCAGCGTGCAGGCGGTGTAGCCGAGCACTTCGGCCTCAGCGTCCCCCGGGCAGCAGTATTGCTCGATCCCCCAGCTGGAGACCTGCAGCAGCGCGACGGGCGAGCCGCAGTGCGGGCAGTCGAATCGCAGCTCCCCGTACCACTCAGCGCCCAGTTCTTCGACCGCGGCGAGCAGGTTCGCGAGCGTCCGCGCCCGACCGTCGAAGTCCTCGCGCCGGGCCTTCGGGAGACGCCGCCTGCGAGCATGGTGATGCCCGGCGGGGAACAGGTCGGGCAGGCTCAGGCCGAGCGCCCCGACGATGGACTTGGCCGAGCAGTGATGCGCGAAGCAGTGCAGGAGTGCGCGGCCGTCGCCGCCGACGGACACGTGCAGCGCCTCGCGGTTGTCGCCGTCGTGCGCCGGGCAGCGGGCTCGGTAGTCGTAGGGTTTTGTCCGTGCGGCTCCCAGCCTCCGCTCTCAAGCGCGTCCCAGACTGTGCGAAGCGGGTCCATCGCGCTCATGGCCGCTCCCGGGGGCGGAGCCGGACACGCCGAAATACCCGGCGCAGCCGGGCAAGCGGGTCTAAGGGAGGTTCTGAGGAGGAGTCGCCGCTGTCAGCGGACGCCGTCTTGCGGGCCACGTGCCGCTCGCGCCGAGTGCGGGGACGCGGACGCGGCGGAGCTGTGCGAGCAGATGCTTGCTGGGGTGCCGGCGCTCGCTTGGCCGGCATGTGGGCCGCCCGCTGTATACCCGCGGCTATGCGCGACCAGGCTTCGGGAATCGGGTCGCCGTGGATCATCTTCACGGTCTCATCGGGCGTGAGGGTGCCGGCCGTGCGCCATGACGCTCGATCGATCTCAGACGGGACTGCGTCACGTGTCAACTGCCGTTCGCTTGCGGCTCGCGCGAGACTGTCGAGCAGCTCGCCCATGATCTCGGCGGCGGCAACGAGATCACTGTCCATCAACAACACGCGCCAGAACCGCTCTAGCTGGTCCTGAGCCTGCCAGTGGACCCATGCTTGCACGGCGCGCCTCCTCCGAAGGGGTAGGTATTGATCGCGGCTCGGACACCTCCTGTGGGCTCTCACTGTCCTCGGGTGTGGTGGTTACTTCTGACACGGCGGTCTCCTCAGGTTCGGGTTGCGAGCGCAGCTCGACGGTCGCACTCGGGTAAGCGGGTGCGGCAGTGATCGATACGTCGCGAAGCTCGGCGATCTTGTGCACGTGACGAACGTCGCCGCGCCACTCATCACGTGACACGAGCATCCGCCAGCTTGCCGCTCGGAGGTCTCCGCGCTCGACGGCCTCGATCACGTCCGCGCGCCTCCTCGGCGGCTCGCATGACCAGTGCATGCCGTCGTCGCGGTCCTCCAGCGTCAGCGTGTTCGGATGCCGTCCGAGCGGTAAGCCTGCATGGTCAACGGTCACGACCAGGTCTGACAGGTCGGCACCGTGCAGCGCAGTCGGTTCGATCACCTCGCGCCAGCCGCCCATATCACACGACTCGACGCCGTACGGGATCAGACCTCGGATCATGCGGCCGTCGACCTGCACCGGTTGCGTGCGCTCCTCCAACCTCCCGGGTGTTGGACGCTCGCTCTTGCCGCCTCCGCCGGCAGGTCCTCCAGCTCGCGGACCTCGGCGCGAGTCATCCAGCCTGGCTTCGTCTGATCGCCTAGCGCCCGCTGATAGATCTGAGTGCGGAGGTCCGGGTCACCGCGTAGCAGCCCGCCAAGCTCGAACTGTAAGTACAGCGTGCCCATGCACAAGTCAGAGTCTGCGGTGAACGCCCGCTCGATCCTGGTAAGCCACGGCCGAAGGGAGTGCTGCACGAATGACAAATTTTGCTGATTGACGTTTGCATAAGTTCGCGAGCTGCTCGGCTCGGCGTCGATCAGCCATGCGGGTACGCGGAAGATCCGCGCGACCTCCCGTGCGCTCAGCTCGCGCTGCTGTAGGAATTGACTGTCATCGGCCGAGAAGGCGATCGGGGTGAACTTCGCGTCACCGCTCAGCACGGCGACTCGGTGCATGTTTTCGGTGCCGCCGTGCCGGATATCCCACCGCTCGCGAACCTGCTCGATGGTGAAGTCACTCTGCGGCCCTGGAACGGTCAAGATCCCGGACGGCCGCGAGCCGTTGGCGAAATACTGACGGCTTGACTCTTGAAGGTTGCACTGAGGGTGAGCGCGAGCCGAGCTTGTGTCACTGGCGACAGGCCACGTAACCCGTCGATCCCGGTCATCGCTTTGATGTGACACACGTCGGACAGTCCGAACTCGGTAGTGTCCTGATCCGGCAGCGCGATCCGGTACACAATCGTTTGGCCGCGTAGCTCGACGTCGACCAAGTCAGGCGGCAGCAATGACAAGCTGACGATCTCACCGTCAGCGCCGCGGAACTTGCCGACGTACGCATTGCCGTTGATGTTCAAATGGACCATGACCTGAGAGAACAGGTCGGCCGACGTGGAGCCCGGGGACGGCCGTTCGAGCAGACGTTCGATCCGAGAGTCCGGTCCGGCACGGACGCGCCCCTGATCGGTGCGCCGGTAAGCACGGACGGGCAGGCTGGCGACCGTATCGGCCAGCGCACGCACGCACGCATAGGCGTCAGAGATCCTCAATGCGTTGTACTGGTCGGCTTCGAGAACCGGACCGATGCTCAGCGAGTCGCCGAAGTAGCTCGGCTGGTCGATCGGTCTCAGCGAGCGACCCTCGGCCTTCCGGCGGGTAATGAATCTCATTACCCGCAAATCCTACAATCTGGGTCGGAGATGTGGAACAGGTTCGGTATCGGGGACTTCGCGGCCGCGTGCGGGCTCGATCTCGAACCGTTTCAACGGCGGATCGTCGGAGCGGTCGCCACCGGCGAGAGAGAGATCGTGGCCTTGCTCCCTCGTGGGCAGGGCAAGACCTGCTTGATGGCGCTGGTCGCTTTGCGCCACTTGGTGACGGTCGAGGACGCGAAGGTCGTTGTCGCGGCCTCCAGCCGCCAGCAAGCAACCCACCTATTCGAGTACGCCGAGCGATTCGCCCGCGAGCTCGACGATCCGCACGTCGTACACCGTCACCTGGTCCTGCGCTGGTGCCCGGACCCGGAGACGCCGAAGGTCTGGACCCGGTCGCTCGAGATCTGGGCGTCGGACCACCGCAAACTCCACGGCCTCACGCCCTCGCTGGCGATCATCGACGAGCTGCAAGCACACCCCGACCAGGGCGTCTACATCGCGATGAACTCGGCGCTGCACAAGCGGCCCAGAGCGCAGCTCGTGGTGATCTCGACCGCCGGCCAGGGAGCCGACAGCCCGCTCGGGCTGCTTCGAGCCCGGGCGCTGGCGCTGCCGAGCGTCGAGCGCCGTGGTGCGGTCACCGAGCCTCGTGGACCCGGGCTGCGGTTCCTCGAATGGTCGCTACCCGAGGATGCGGACGTCGATCGCCCCCGCGTGGTCAAGCAAGCCAACCCGGCCTCGTGG